GTGCATGGCATCGGCCGACAGTGAGGCCGACGCGCTCGAGGCGCGCGCCGCGGGCTGGCGCACGTTCCGAGTTCGCGCCGCGACGGCGCCCGTGATGACTGGCGCGGAAGTGATCTGCCCCGCGTCGGATGAGGCAGGCAAGCGCACCACCTGCGCCGATTGCCGTGCTTGTGGTGGCACGTCGGCCAAAGCGCGCGCGTCGATCACGATTATCGCGCACGGCACGACGGCGAAGCGGTTTGCGGCGGCCGCTTGACATAGTGTAACTGGACGTGCTACGGATGCATCCGTAGTTTGAAACGCGCGGTGGAGACGCCGCGCGTTTTGTTTTGGGGTAGTGATGGGTGCCGATTGGGGTACGGCATGGGTGCGTCGTCGTGGCTCTAAAATCCTTTTGCCATCGGCTTATGGGTGTTTTGGGTATACCTATTCCCGAAAAAATTCTAAAACCCAATATATTATGGAATATTAGCGGTGACTACTATGCCCGCGCTGTCAGTGGCGCGTGGAGCTGCAGCGATTTGATTTAACAAAATAACTACCCCAAAACCGTGTTTTTTTCGCCTAAACCTTTGATATAACGGGGGAAAACATGGGTTTTCGAGAATTGCCCCACAATTACCTAGCGTCAACCTACCCCGAAACCGCCGCGCCGCGCGCCGCTTGACGCTATATCGTTACTTTGCTACTTTGGTGTTGCGGAAATTTGCTGGAAAGGATCACCTATGCCCCGCCTCTACACATACCTCGACACCACGATAGACACCCCCGCGCGGCTGCAGCGCGCGCTGGATGAGTTGCGCTCCGATGAGATCGTCACGCCGACGCAGATGCAGACCCTCAATCTGGCGCTGCAGCCGCTGCTCCCCTGCCGCGTGCGCCTCGGCGTGCGCACGCCGCTGTGCATCGTCTATGTCCAGGCCGGCGACAGGATGTTTCGCGTTGGCCAACGCGGCCAGTTCACGCCCGGCGCCTGGCGTGCCCACATGAAGACCAAGAATTTCTGGTAACCAAAAGGTCCACGACCACGACGCCGGCCGCTGCCGCACGACGTATTGATTGATCCGCCAGTCAGCTCGAGCATTGATTGAACGCTCATTCAGTTTGCAGTGCAGCATTTTGTTGCGGTGCGGGAAAGGGAGGGGGGGAGGGCCGAGCGCGGCGGCTGTTGCTGTAGCCAGCCCCCAGCAAAACTTTTTTATTTTTCTGCTCTCAACAAACAATCTGTGTTGCTTGCGCAAGCCCCGCCCCTGCGTTATCTTTCCGCCATGACATTCCACTCGCTGCCATACGAGCCGCGCCCGCTGACCGCCACCGAGGCGCGTCTGGAGGCGATCTATGCGGCGGCCAAGCTGGGGCTCAAGGGCGACAGCTTGGCGTTGGCCGCCGGCATGACCCCGACCGAGTACCGCCGCCTCTGCCAGGCCGACCCCATCGCGGAGTACGCCGAGCAGAAGGGCCGCGCCGACGGCGAGCGCGAGATGGCCACCACGCTGTACGCCGCCGCCGCCGCGGGCGACAGCAAGGCGGCGACCGAGATGCTGCGCTACGCCCATGGCTGGGTGGCCAAGCAGGCCGTCGAGGTTACGGTCGAGCAGCGCATCAGCATCACCGCCGCGCTGGAGGAGGCGCAGCGCCGCGTCATCGACCTGACCGCCGCTGAAACGGAACCCATGGTGCTTGATGCAAACCCCGATCTATCGCGCTGAAGACGAGCAATCCCTGATGGCGTCCCTGTGGGCGCCATCGCTCAAGGACGACCCGTTGAAGTTCGTGCTGTACCTGTTCCCGTGGGGCCAGCCCGGCACGCCGCTCGAGCATTTCCAGGGGCCACGCAAGTGGCAGCGCGAGGTGCTGCGCGAACTGGCCGACCACATCCGCACGAACGGCGGCAAGATCGACCACGACGTGTTTCGCCTGGCCGTCTCGTCGGGCCGCGGCATCGGCAAGTCGGCGCTTGTTTCGTGGCTGGTCATCTGGATGCTGACCACCCGCATCGGGTCCAGCACCCTCGTGTCCGCCAACTCCGAGACGCAGCTGCGCTCCATCACCTGGGCCGAGATCACCAAGTGGCTGGCGCTCGCGCTCAACAGCCACTGGTTTGAGGTCAGCGCCACCCGCGTCATGCCCGCCAAGTGGCTGGCCGAGCTGGTTGAACGCGACCTCAAGAAGGGCACGCGCTACTGGGGCGTCGAGGGGCGGCTGTGGTCGGAAGAGAACCCCGACGCCTACGCCGGCGTCCACAACTTCGACGGCGTGCTGCTGGTGTTTGACGAGGCCAGCGGTATCGCGGACGCCATCTGGCAGGTGGCGGCCGGCTTCTTTACCGAGAACACGCCGAACCGCTTCTGGATGGCGTTCTCCAACCCCCGCCGCAACACGGGCTATTTCTACGAGGCGTTCAACGCCAAGCGGGATTTCTGGCGCAACAAGACCGTCGACGCCCGCACGGTCGAAGGAACCGACAAGGCAGTCTATGAGCAGATCATCCAGGAATACGGGCCTGACAGCGTTCAGGCGCATGTTGAGGTCTACGGTGAGTTTCCCTCGGCTGGAGATGACCAGTTCATCCCCATCCATCTCGTCGACGACGCCATGGGCCGACCCCGCTATAAGGATGCCTCGGCTCCGGTTATCCTCGGCGTGGACCCGGCCCGCTTCGGTGCCGACGCTACAGTTATCGCGGTACGGCAAGGCCGGGACATCGTGGCAATCCGCCGCTACCGCGGTGACGACACCATGGAAGTCGTAGGCCGCGTCATCGAGGCCATGGAGGAGTTCACCCCGACGCTGGTGGTGATCGACGAGGGCGGGCTGGGGGCCGGGGTCGTCGACCGGCTCAAGGAGCAGCGGTACAAGGTCAAGGGGGTCAACTTTGGGTCGAGGTCATCGAAGCCGGTCATGTACGGCAACAAGCGGGCCGAGATGTGGGGGGCCATGCGCGAATGGCTGAAGACCGCGTCCATTCCGCCCGACCGGGTGCTGAAGACCGACCTGATCTCGCCGCTGATGAAGCCCGACAGCAAGGGCACCATCTTCCTCGAAGGCAAGAAGGAGATGAAAGCCCGTGGGCTCGCAAGCCCCGACGCCGCGGACGCGATAGCCGTTACGTTCGCGTACCCCGTGGCCTCCAGGGCCGCGTCCGTTGACAGGACGCCGCGTAAGGCATATGGTCCCTCCAGTATTTCAACCTCTTGGCTAGGTTCGTAATCTTGGGGGATACCAAACCAATCGGCGTCGCCTACCGCGACCAGGATCTGGATGGGTCGATCATTACCTCGCCGCAGCTTGTCCTGACGGCGAAAAAGAGCGTGTCTCTGGCCATCGGACGCAGCGAAAAGACGCGCAAAGTAGAGGCAAAAGGCGCTCCGACCGCCGCCGCCGTCCGTAAATCCGCAAAAACAAGGAAAAAGTGACATGCCGCTGGTCAAATCCGCGTCCAGATCCGCCTTCCGGTCCAACATCAAGGCCGAAATCAAGGCGGGCAAACCGCAGAAACAGTCTGTTGCCATTGCGTACAGCGTCAAGCGCAAGGCCCAAGGCAAGAAAGGCAAGTAGCATGGCCAAAAAATCTGTTTCTGGCTCTTCTTTCTACAAATCCTCCAATATGTCCGGCCCCGGACAGACCGAATACCGCAACCCCCGCGGCGTGATGACGGTCGGAGATAAGACTTCGCTGCCGGAAAGCGTTCACCAGCGCATGATGCGAGCCAATGAAGCGGCAGCGCGGCGAGCCAATGCGGCCAAAGCCGTAGCCCCCGCCAAAACCCGAAGCCTGCCGCGACCCGCTGCCGCCATCGACATTCGCGGCTATCTTGGCGACGAACGCACCGGCATCCGCAAACCCACGACCAGCTTTGCTGCGGGGCTCAAGGCCAAGGCTGCGGCCAAGAGAGTTACGCCCGCCGCCGTGGTGCATACCACCACCGACATGAAGACCTCTCCTGTCAAGACCAAGGCGCCGACCCGCATGGCGGTCAATCCGTTCACGGGTTCGACGCTGGGTTTCACCACTGGCTCGCGGACGGGCTCAACAGCGACCAAAGCCGGCGTGGCAAGCAAAACTCAAATGTCTGGCACGCAGCGCATGGCGCAGAATGCGTTCAACAAAGGCGGCATGTCTGGACCCCGCAAAACAGCGGACGGCCAGAACGCCTCGTTTGGATTTGGCGG